ATTGCCAATGGTCTGCTGACCCGGTTAAGTCCCGATGAATGGAGTGCTGTTGGCGTACTGGCCGGTATTCTGGTTGCGCTCTTCACGCTCGGCATCAACTGGTATTACAAGCGCAAAACCACAATAGCGCAGATTAAAGCCCTTCAGCGCTGGCCCACCGCACCAGGCATCAACGAGGATTAACCTATGGCTATGTCAAACAGCCTGCGCAATAAGCTTATTGCTGTCGCGGGTGGCGGAGCTATGGCTATCGCTACAGTGTTCCTCGGCGGAAAGGATGGGGTAGAGGGCAGGGTATACGAGCCTTACAAAGATGTGGCTGGCGTCTGGACTGTCTGCGACGGTCACACCGGCACCGACATCATCAAGGGGAAGAAATACACCGACCGCGAATGTGATCGGCTTATGTGGAATGACCTGCAACCAGTCAAGAAAGCGGTTGATGGGATGGTCAAAATCCCACTTGGCGAATATCAGCGCGCCGCACTTTACAGCTTCACCTATAACGTTGGCACCAACGCGTTCTCGAAATCGACACTGCTTAAGCGTCTGAATGCCGGTGACGTTGATGGCGCATGCGAAGAACTACGTCGATGGATTTACGCTGGCGGCCAGAAGTGGCGGGGATTAATGAACCGTCGCGATATGGAGCGCACCATGTGCCTGGCGGAGAGTGCCGATGACCTCAAAGGCTAAAGTGCTCGCCGCGCTCATCCTGCTGGTTCTGCTGCTATTAGCCACCTCTGTAGCATTGGCGCTTTATTATCGTGGAAATGCCATTGACTACAAGGCGCAGCGTGATACGGCATCAAGCAATCTAAAGATGGCAAAAGACACCATCACGGACATGCAGACACGCCAGCGCGATGTGGCTGCACTCGATGAGAAATACACGAAGGAGTTAGCCGATGCTAAAGCGACTATCGATCAGCTGCATGATGATGTTGCTACTGGTAAGCGCAGGCTGCAGCTCAACGCCACCTGCGCGAAGCAATCCGCCTCCGGCACCGCCAGCATGGATGATGCAGCCAGCGCCCGACTTACTGACGCCGCTCAACGGGATTATTTCACCCTCAGAGAGCGAATCGAAGTTGCCGGAAAGCAAATAGCCGGATTGCAGCAATACATCATAGGGCAATGTTTGAAGTGATTTTTTGAGATAGCATTACCTCAACTATGAGGATGCTCTATGAACGTAAAGCCAAAATTTGAAGACTATACAGAAGCAGAATTCACTAAACTTGTGAGTGAAATCTGTAGCGCAGAGGGCGGCGAATCTTATCAGGATAAGTTACTGGAAAATTTCATTTCAGTAAGTGAGCACCCAGAAGGTTCTGACCTGATTTATTACAGCGAAGACGAAGACGCAACTCCCGAGAAGATTGTCGCCGCTGTTAAATCATGGCGAAAAGCCCACGGCAAAAGTGGCTTTAAGTCATAAATGATAGAGCCTCCTTACGGGGGCTTTTTTGTGACCATCACAAGGCGCATTTACGAGTGCGCCTGATGATACTTATTAGATGCCAAGGCCTTGGAGTATAACTGCAACAGCAGCTGCAAAGGCGGCTCTTGAGTTGTATTTGGTTTGAATTTCGAGGGTTTCAAAATGCTGGTGCAAATTAACATTTTTTTTTGGATCCGGATTTGTTAATTCAACTCCAGCAACTATTGGCTTCGCTTTAACTTTGGTTGATAAAAACCATTGAATTGCTGAGAACAAACCTACTGCGATTGAAATGATGTGATATTTGGTAATATAACCGCATATTGATGTCAACAACTCCATGTGCGCACTCCTCTTTTAACAGACATGGTTCGTATCAATCAGCATAAGTAATTAATTTAGGATATTGAAGGTTAATTATGGCAAAGCTCACCGACAAACAAGAGCTGTTTGCCCGTGAGTACCTGAAAGATTTAAACGCCACTCAGGCAGCTATCAGGGCGGGCTACAGCGCTAAGACCGCCCAGGAACAGGCAAGCCGTCTGTTATCAAATGTCATGGTTCAATCCCGCATTTCTGAGTTAAAGGCTGAGAGGAATGAAGTGGTGGGCATTGACGCCGCATACGTTCTTAAGCGCCTCGTTGAAATTGACGAAATGGACGTGCTCGACATCCTCCACGCTAACGGTGAGCTGAAGCCGATTAAAGACTGGCCCAAAGTCTGGCGCACAACACTGTCAGGAATGGACGTCACAGAGATGGCTGGTGACGCTGCCGGACTGCTGAAAAAGATTAAGTGGCCTGACAAGGTTAAGAACCTCGAACTGCTTGGTAAGCACGTAACTGTCCAGGCATTCAAAGACAACGTTAAAAACGAACTGGTTGGCGCTAACGGCCTTCCTCTTGCCACGCCATCATTCGTGATTAGCTTCGGAGCGGAAGATGACAGCAGCGGAGACGAGACTTAGCTTTGCGCCTAAGTTCAAGCCACTCTTCCAGCCAAAACGCTACAAGACGTTCCACGGTGGGCGTGGTGGTGCTAAATCATGGGCTGCTGCCCGCGCGCTGGTCATCATGGCTGCCAGCAAGAAGCTCCGCATACTCTGTACCCGTGAGGTGCAGAACTCGATTAAGGATTCAGTACACAAGCTGCTGAAAGACCAGATTGAGATGCTCGGGCTTAATCCATGGTTCCGCATCACCAATGAGAGCATCACCAGCGCATCCGGCAGCGAGTTCCTGTTCAAAGGCCTGCGCTTCGACCCGCTTGGCATCAAATCAACTGAAGGCGTAGACATCTGCTGGGTAGAGGAGGCGCAGTCTGTGTCCTCGGATTCATGGGCGATCCTGATACCCACCATCCGTAAAGAGGGCTCGGAGATTTGGGTGACGTTTAACCCCGGCGAAGAGTCAGACCCGACCTATCAGCGCTTCATCGTTACTCCACCGGATGACAGTATCACGGTCGAGGTGAACTACTACGACAACCCATATCTGCCGGAAACACTTCGCAAAGAGATGGAGTACTGCAAGCGAGTTGATTACGAAGCGTATGAGCACATCTGGCTGGGCAAGCCGAAGTCGATTAGCGATTCAGTAATCTTCCGTAACCGGTACCGGGTGGAAGCATTCCCTGACGACCTGTGGCAACAAGCTGACCGCCTGTTCTTCGGTGCTGACTTCGGTTTCGCAAATGACCCGAGCACGCTTATCCGCATGTTCATGATCGACACCCGGCTCTATATCGAATATGAGGCCTATGGCGTCGGCGTGGAGCTGGATGAGATGCCGCAGTTCTACGACTCAATCCCTGAGGTGCGTAAGTGGCCGGTAAAAGGTGATAACTCCCGACCGGAAACCATCAGCTATTTGGCACGTCAGGGCTTCTCGATTGACGCGGCGGCCAAATGGAAAGGCAGTGTTGAGGATGGTGTCACCCATCTGAAAGGGTTTGAAGAAATCATCATTCATGAACGCTGCAAACACACCGCCGATGAATTTCGCCACTACTCCTACAAGGTCGACAAAAAGACCGGCGACATACTGCCGATCATCGTCGACAAGTTTAACCATTGCATCGATGCCATTCGCTACGGGCTGGATGGCTACATTACCAGCTCAGACAGCCTCGGCACCTGGGCGCAACTTGGGAAAGGCTGAATATGTCCGAAACAGAAAGCATGTCGCAGCCTGTACCAACGCGTGACAGCTATGAAAACTTCATTGCCCGGATGGGCGTCAACGAGTCGAACCAGTCTGGCGCTGGCACCTATCGCAACAACTGGACCTCCCGCAACCGGCTGCTGATCGAGCAGGCCTACCGCACATCATGGCTGGTTGGCGCTGGCGTTGATGCTATTCCTGATGACATGACCCGCAAGGGCGTGACCATCACCTCAAAGCTGGAAGATGGACGCAAGGAGCAACTCGACCACGCATGGGATGAAATGGGGCTGTGGGAAGCAATCAACGACACGCTGAAGTGGGCGCGGCTCTATGGTGGCGCTGTAGGCGTCATCCTGATTGATGGTCAGAACTACTCAACGCCGCTTCGTGTTGAGGCCATTGCCAAAGACTCGTTTAAAGGCGTGATGGTGATGGACCGCTGGATGCTCAATGCCATGACAGAGCGCCGGGTGAGCGAGCTGGGCCCTGACTTTGGCATGCCAGAGTTCTACAAAGTGGTGACGTCAGCTACCGGCATCCCGCCGTGGCGCATCCACCACTCCAGACTTATTCGCTTTGATGGCATCCCACTTCCGTATCAGCAACGTCTGACTGAAAACGACTGGGGCATGTCGGTGATTGAGCGTTGTTTCGATCGCCTGCTGGCATTCGACTCCACAACAACCGGTGTTGCTCAGCTGGTCTACAAGGCTCACCTGCGCACCTACAGCATTGAAGGCTTGCGTAAGCTGCTGGCGATGGGTAAAGACAGCCCGATGTTCAAGGGGCTCATGTCGCACATGGACATGATCCGCGAGTACCAGAGCAACGAAGGCATGACGATCATGGATGCGGCTGACAAGTTTGAGGCGCACACCTATTCGTATGCCGGGCTCAGTGACGTGCTGGCGCAGTTTGGTCAGCAGGTCTCAGGCGCGTTTGGTATCCCGCTGGTACGCCTGTTTGGTCAGTCTCCTGCCGGGTTCTCTACCGGTGACACCGACCTGGCTGACCGGATGCGCCAGGCTATGCGCGACACGAAAGGGATCGGCAACTTCCGCAACCTGTTTATGTACGCGCCGAACGGTAAGCCGGACGGGATCAAGATTCTGCCGCTCAGCGAGGTAGCGACGAAG